TTAAAAATAATGTGTAAGTCTTGCTACCTGACCGCTTTCTTTATCGTGAACAAAAGCCTCGCAAGCTTTGTATGCGCCGCAAAATCCTTTGCGTGAGTGCCAACTATCAGCAGATGATGGACTTCTCATATACTCAACAGTAACGCCAATATAATCTTTAGCGTCTAACCATTTGTGTTTTACTTTGTGGTGAATGTGATGTAAATACCAATATCTAAATTTACTTTTGCTCCACATCTCAGGCTTTTCTTGCGCCATCAAAAGAGGTAATTTATCCATTTTAGCACCGTCTCCGTGTTCTAAACCAATAAGATTATTACCATATTTGTAATATTTTCTGTTGGCTACCGTTATATCAAAGCTAACATCTTTAGCTTTTCTAAACCAACTCTTTAATGTGTGTGCTAAATGAAAGCCACTTTGGTAATCGTGATTACTCATACTATGTATAACATCTACAGGCGCAATTTGCCTTAATGTTTCTATACACTTTACATAAAGCATTAAAGCAATCTCATAGTGTTCCCACCACTTACCATCAGTATCTTGGTGCGTACCTTTTGTAGTTGTATTATACACATTATCAATGTGTAAGACATCATTACCTACACAAAATAATACCCTGTCAATTTCAAATCCTTTTGACTTTTGTATTAATCCTTCTATACCTTCTAATACTCTAACTACAGCAGTTTCACAGTCATATTGCTCTCCTGTTTCTAGCTCGTTAGCATACTTACCTATATGAATGTCTGCAGGATTTATTACAAGAAGATGATTTCCTTTAGTATGTTTTATTGTAGTATAAGTAGGAGAGTATTCTTCTATGAAGTTATTTATTTTTTTAAAGATTTGATTTTCACTTAGACCAAAATCTTCCTTTGTGACGATAGAGAATCTTAAATCTCCACTCATACTTTGCCAATGTTTTACACTAACAACATCTTTCTTATCTATTCCTCTTTCTTTTAAGTGTATATCTAGCGCAGTATTTCCATTAATGTTTTCTAAATTATCACCTCTGAACTCATTAATAAGCTCAACTTCTTCAGCAGACAGCCTCAATCGTTTTCCTTTTAATTTTTCTAGCATAATTTATAATTTTAGTTTTAGTAAATATATAATAAAAAAAACCTTATAAATAGAAAGAGTGAGAAGTTATTAACCTCTCACTCTTAATTACTGCTAACTAAAACCCACTATGAAAACACTCAGAGAAGGACTACAAAGTTAACTATATTTATTTAATACGCAAATTATTTCTTTGCTTTTGCAGTATCAGCAATACCTTGTCCTAAAACTAAAGCTGCAATACTCATAAGAATATTACTTACTTCTGCTTCGTTTAATCCAAACTGCTCACTTAGCAAAGTAGTAAGACAACCAATTACTGTATACCAAAATTTCTTACTCTTAAACATTGTACCTAACAAAAACTTTTCAAAAAACTTATTCATTTTATCTATTTTTAATTACTAATTCAATTTTATTTTCCATCTTATTATCTATGATTGTATTTATAAGAAGATTATGAGCATTTTTACTTTGATATATTACATCATCACCCCTCATCATTCCTGTTAAAATACAACCCCTACTATCTTTTGCAGAGTTACCACGGTGAAATAGTATATATGTTCTCTCAGGAACATTCTCTACAATAAGGTGTGTGTAATCTCGGCTTGCGCTTTCATCAGCATATCTAACCCTACAATCATACACTCCTTTAGGTATGCAAGATATACCTTTTTCATTGTTTTTCCAAGGAAGTTCTAGTGTATGTGCTATAAACTCTCCATTTAGATAAAGCTTACCAATAATAGATTTATCAGTAAAAGCATCTCTAACTAGGAATAAATTACAACTATTCATTAAAAATAGCGTAAATTCGTACTCCTTTTATCTCTTTTATTAGTTTTTTGGTACTTTTTACCTCAACTATTTCGTCCATATACTTTGGATTCTTAGAGTTTAGTTTTCTTTTTTTAGCCATATTATGCTGTTACTACCATAAATTCAACATCACAAGTTGCTGTATCTGCTTGTCCGTATATATGTGTAATGTCTGCTAATGCTCCAAATGTAGAGCCTGTTACAGCGTCCATTTCATTGTTCATTAGTAATAATGATTCACCTGCAGCTATTTTAAGCCAAAAACTATCAGCACCATTAAATAATCTTAAAGTAACAAAGTTGGTGTCATCTAAATTAGTTATTCTAAAATAAACATAATCTGCTGCAACTCCTGTTCCTGCGCTGTCAGTAGCGTCAAACATAAATAAAGTTGTAGATGATGTTGCAACATTCATTATTCTTTGGTCAATCTGTCCTTTAGATGTAAAAACTTTATTTGTAGTATTACCATAACTCACACCATTTAATGTGTAAGATTCTGTTATAGTTACTGTTAAGTCTGATGCTGTTACTGTACTTGCCATATTATTTTCTTGTTATTATAAATTTGTAAATTGAGAATGATATAGCTACAATTAAAGATATTGTCGTTAGCACTTCATTTACCTCTGCTAATGATATTCCTATTGCTCCTGCATTTGCCATTCCCACCTGTATCGTATCTTCTATTGTATCTCTCATTTTGTGTTTATTGTTAATTGTCATATCCTACTTCTATACCTACTTTAAAAAATGTTGTTGCTGCTGTTGATGCTTTTACCATAGCAAACAAAACATCACCTGCCGCTAAAGTTGTTTCAGGATTTAAGTTTCTAGTAACTTGTAAATTATCATTACTTGCTTGTCCTGTTATTGTTAATTCGTTTAATAATACAGGGTCAATAGCTCCTGTATTTCCTGCTACAAAAGTCATTTTACATAATGCTACTGTTATTGTTGCTGAACTTGTAGAGTTAGCCCACATATATAATTTGTTTACATTACAATCACTATGCATAACAAATGATTTTACTTTAAAAAAATCACCTATATCTAAACCTGTTTGCCCAACAGTTCCTGAACCATAATCTTGATTGTATTCATTTGGAGATTGACCGTCAGTCATATTAGCTCCATAATGATAGTTAGAATTAGATAGTGTAGCATAACCTTGTATGTCAAACGTATCTACTTTTATTAAATTTTTCTTAACCCATTCTAAACTACCATCTGTATTTCCTGCACCACTCCCTACAGTTTTGCTCAGTATAGTATCGTTAAATGCAGACTCAAAACCTTTAGGATTATGTCTGTTTACGTCTGTTAGATTTTTATGTTCGTTAGATGCCATTTATTTATTTTTAACAATTACTGCAACCACAGTTGTAATTACCATTTACATAATCTGTACCACAAGTGATACACCCTTCAACACCATTATATCCATATATGCTATCATAAAATATCATACCGTGATTTTTATATGTTCTGTTTAATTGATTTGGTTTATTAGACTCATAAGTAGGATATAAACCTGCTTGGTCTGTGTCGTCTAAAAAATTAATCATATCATTAGCAAATATTTCAGCTTTTCTATATGTATCTTGTTTAAATGTATTATAATCTGATGGTGTAATTATTCTTGAAAACTCATCTATATTATGCACAACACCACTAGAAGTTATATTACTCATTATGTCATTAACCACTTCAAATCTTGTAAACCAACACAAGCAATCTTCTAAATAATAAGTCATAAATGTTTGATTAGCAACACTTAAAGTTCCTGTATCGTTTTGCAATTTTAATTCTGCATAAAACTTTTCTCCTAACAATGGTCTTAAATGAGCTAACTCAGACAACACAAGTGTATTTTCAGAAACTAAAACAGGGTCTGTATTTTTATTAGTAAATGTTTTGCTAATAACCTCTCCTGCTGTAACTAATGTTTTGTATTGTTTTGTATTTCCCATTTTATTGTTCTACTGTTATTTCTTTTGTTTCATCTACTTTACCATCTCCATCTTCATCTCTCTCTGTTACAATAATTTCTCTGTCTGCAACAAACATATCGCCATCTTCTAACATAGGTAAATCTTCATCTATTAACATTCTTTGTTCGTTAATAGTTAGTACCTCTCTAATGTCTACGTCATTAGCGTATGAGATTGGCGGCTCATAATGAATTTTTAAATCTTTAGGGTCATACCCCATTTCATTATAAAGAACCGTTCTAATTCCATTTAACAACAACTCAGAAGTATCTCTAATTACAGTAGTCATTACTAAGTCGTATGCTATTCTAATTTCACTTCCTGTATTGTTCATTTTTCCTGAACTTACTATACCTGATAAAGATGGTTGCCATCTATTAGCGGTAATTATATTTTGGTCTGTAATTTGTTGTAATTCTATCCAACTACCCTCTTGGTCATCTTTTATTATTTGTACGTTAGCAGGTGATGTGTCACCATTTTTAACTATAAATAATATTTTACCATTGTTGCCTTCACCAACAAATTTTCTTTGTGCTTCCTTAACCATTTTTTGAGCTTCTTCTTCGCCCATATCTCCACTAATTTCTACAATAGCAGAAGGTTGAAAGCCATTTAAAAATTTTGTATGATTCCATTTACCGATTTCATAGTCTACTGCAATATGCTCTAATGCAGCAACATAATCAGGTAACCCATAAAAGTTAAACGTAGGCTCATAATCTTTAAAGTGTATTACAAATTTATTATGCGCTACTCTTGGGTATATAGGTAATCTATACATTTTATCCTCATTGTTCCAATACTTACACCAATCAGAATTTACATAAACTTCTTTTTTTGATTTAGACATTCTAACTGTTGTAGCGTCTAAGTGATAAAGGTTTACACCCCCATCATATTTTACACATTCCATATACGCATTACCAAACGTATAATAGTCATCTGCTAATTTCTTAAATATATCTCTTAATGATTCTTGGTCTGCATTTACATCTTCTATAAATTCTCTTAATGACTCATTGTCACAAACAAATTTTGCCCCACTTGTAAATACGGTTTTTTGTGCAAGTACACTTCTGTGTGTAGATGACTTTCTTTTTAGCTCTGCTAAATATTGAGGAAATAAATTATCATTACCAAATGGAACCCACTTAGTAGATATGTTATTTAAATTTTTTGGTTCAGTAATATTTGGTGGGATAGCTAAATCAAATACCCCAAACTCAAATGTATTACTTTTAGTCGTCTTTCTTAACTGACTTATTTTTTTTGTTTGTCTTTTTGATACTGCTTTCTTCATTAGATGATATTTTAGTAATTATAGATGTAAAACCTCTTTTTTCGTAAAGATAAGCTAAAACTTCTTGTGAAGCTTCGTCCCAAGAAACTATACCAAAATCTGCTACTGAGCTTCTAAGACCTTTATAATTTTCTTTTGCTTTATACTTTGCCATTTTTATATATATTTTTAAATACGAAGGTAAAGATAATATATTTATTTCTTCACAATCACACATATTAAAAAGATATAAGCAGGGAGCTTTTAATAACCCCCTGCTTTATCTATAATTATTAAGATGTAGTCGCTGTTAAATCTCCTGCTACAACTGTAATTGCTCCTGAATACTCAAGAGGTAATTCAAATTGTCTTGCAGTTAAAGTAACTGTAACTCCATTATCGTCTGCATATGCAGCTCCACTACCACCCTCTATACTTGTTAGATTTGCATAAGTTTGGTTTCTCACCCACGAAGCAGAAGCTTGTGATTGATTAGCATACTTATAACTCCAACCTACAACAAGCATTTTTCCTGAGTTAAGCTCTACAAGAGCTACAGGACAAGCGCTTTCCAAATTTGATAATTCGTGAAATCTTGCTGCGTCAATATTAGGAATGTAGAAAGAAACAGCACACTCATAAGATGTGCTTCCTCCTTCTTTTGCTCCTGTTATTGTTAGAGAGGCAGTTTCATTCTTAAACTCAAATCTAGCCCACGGGTTAGTTCCTATAAAGCTAGTTAAAGTGTGGTCTGCAGCTAACGAAGTTGGAAGTGCAGTTGCAATATTAGATAAATCTGTTAAAAGAATTTGTCTAATACCACCTACTGCGTTCATATCTCCGCAAGCTACTAATAATCCTGAATCTATTGCCATTTTATTCTATTTTTTAAAGTTAATAATTATACTAAACAAGCTCCATTTACTAAAGAGTTAAATCCATATTGGTAACCCATTGTAAAGTTAGAACGGATATACATATTATCAGAAACTTCGTCATAGAACATTTTAAGCTGTGTATCAGGGTCTGTTACATTAGAACCAATAATTAAATTGTCTTTTGCAGCATAGATACAACCTTGAGTTGCTTGAATTCCTGCTGTAGCACAAGTAAATAATGCAGGTAAATCAGCACCTGTTAAAGCTGTTAAAGCTACGTCCCACTCATACATAGGTACTAATTCAACGCCTCTAAAACTTAATCTAGCATAGTTTACACCTGATTGAGCTTCTGAATGTCCAAAATCAACTGCACCTGCTACTGAAACTGCTGTTAAAGCACCATAGTAAGCATTGTAGATGTTTGGAGTTACAAACATTCTTTTTTCTGATGCAGGAATTTGTTGTAATTCTGCTGAAGCACCATCAAATACATTAGTTAAAAGAGCTACTGCATCTGAAGCACCAATAGTAGCACCAACTGCAATTAAGTTTCCTGCTGCAGTACCTGTAGCAGTAACCTCATTCATTTGTGTTCCATTAATTGCACCACCTGCTGACATAGTTTTCCATAATCCATCTGCCCAAGTGTAAGTACAGTCTGCTACTGCTGCTGCAGTATTTCCTGCCCACATATTTCTTACAACATCTGATTGGATTCCGTGTCTTACTCTGTTAATAATTACTTCTGCTAACTGAGTTCCTGTTAAGTCAGGCATATTTAATCCATTCTTATAAGACTCAACAATAAATTGGTCTTTGAACTCGTCCCAACATTGTGATTGTTTTACAGAAACATTTGAAACTGTAATTACTTTTGGAGCAACAGTAAATCCTGCAGGGTCGCAAGTATTAGTTGTTGAACAACCTGTGTTTAATGCAGTTATACCTGATAATTTAGGTGCTAACATTAAATTTTGTTTATATTTTACATTAGGGTAAACTGTGTAGTTACGCATAATATCATCAGAACGAAACATTGGTTCTAATAAAATTTTTGAAGCATAAGTTCCTTGGTAATTTGCCCCTAAACCGTCTAAAGCTATATTTGCCATTTTTTATATTATTTAATTATTTATATTTATTTTAATTTTTCTGCTAATGCAGAGAAGAACTTGCTTTCTTTGTTCTCCACTTTGTTTTCAATTACTGCAGGGTCACTATCAGTTGATAGCTCAGTTCCTTTAGCATCTGCTTTACTTAATAAAGCGTTTAGTCTTTCTACTTCCTGAGTAAGAGTTTCTTTTTCTCCTACTAATTCAGCAACAAAACTATCTAGTTCAGTAACTCTAGCTTCAAATCCTGTAAGTTTCTCAGAAACTTCTTTTTCATCAGCCATCATCACCTCTACCTCTTTAACATCTTCAGTTTCAGACTCATTACTAGCTTTTACTTTAGTAATAATTTCTTCAACTTTAGCGTTAAACCAATTTTTCAATTCTTCGGTCATTTTTTTACTTTTTAAATTAACACTTAGTTTATTTTGAATTTCCTTGTCTGTTATATTTTTAAACTTAGAAACGTCATATTTAGCCGCTACTTTAATAGCGTCAGAGATAGAGTCAATGAATCCCAAATTAAAAGCCTCATCAGCACTTAACCAAGTTTCCTCGTCCATCATTTCTTTTACCCTGTTATAAGGTAGATTAGTTTTTTTAGTATAGATGTCAGCAATTTCACCGCTTATTTTATCTAATAATGCAGCAGTTTTTCTTATCTCAGTTGCCTCACCCATAGCGCCACCCCAAGCATTGTGTATCATAAATAGTGAATTTTCAGCCATAACGACCTCATCACCTGCTAATGCAATTACACTACCCATACTTGCAGCTATTCCTTCTATATATACTGTTGTTCTTGCTGTTCTTTTTTTAAGAACATTGTAGATTGCCATACCTTCAAACACATCACCGCCTACACAATTAATATGTAAACTCATTGGAGTATCTTTGTACGACTTAATTTCTTCAATGAAACTTTGAGCTGTTAAGCCAAAAGTACCTATTTCATCAAAAATGTAAACGTCTGCAGACTTGCTAGACGCTTCTGCTTTAATGTTATACCAATTTTTATTCATAGACGCAAAACTATTTTTTAGTTTTCAAAAAGTTGCGCAGTTTTAGGAAAAAAATTTAGTATGTAATATTTTCAGATGGAGATTGCTTTCTTCTTTCTTTGTAAACTATACTTTGTGCTTGCCTTTCAGAAATATTATATTTAATAGATAAGTCCATAAAAGTATAAGTTCTGTTACCTTCGTTAGTTCTAAGCATACAATCAAAGTCATATATAATCATATAGTTTCTTAACCTCTTAGGCTCAACTATGCCTCTTTCTATTAAGTGTCTTAATATGTCTTTTGTTGTAGGGTCGTGCCACCTTTTAATAATTTCTTTTTCAGCTATATCTATATAATCATATATTACATCAACTTTATTTTGTCTTGATGCCATATTAATTATTAGATTCCCAAATTTTATTTATATTATTCCAAAACTTAGTAACAGCCTCTCTACAGCCTCTACAACCTAATTGTTGTTTAATGTGAGGAAAGTGTCTGTGCCACTCATTAAAAAGAAGTTGCAGGCCCCTAGAATGGTATTTACCCTGTTTTTCTATAGAATCATTATTTTGTTTGACCGCTTGTATTATTTCTTCTTTTCTTTCTTGTTCTATTTTATTTGCAATAGTTTCAATAGTCATAATATGTTGCATTTAATTATTCTTCCCACTTACCAAGAGGACATTTGCCTGCGTACTCTTTGGTTAGTGATGCTTTTGCATCTAAAAAGCAGGTGCATTTAGCACATCTTGCTCCCTTATCCCACTTCGGATATCTTAACATTAAGAAGTTTCTATAAAAATCGCACTTTTTACAGGTATCTAATCTATCTTGCTTTACTTTTTTACTAACAATCATATGTTTATATTTTAAAATGTGGCTTCCGCCTCTATTAAACCTACGGTATTTTGGCTGTTTGTTATATCAGCCTCAACCACTACTACCCTACTACTTGTATTCATTGCTCCCATCATATTCTGTTGACCTATTGCATTAAATTGTGAGCTAGCAAAAGAAGGCATATTCATTAAGCCACCATCTGCAAATTTAACACCACCACCTGCTGCGTTCATAGCCGATAGTTGTCCTTTAAACATAGCTGTACTACGCTTATTTATAACAGCCTCACCACCTTCAAGCTCTACTACTCTGCCGCCTACTGCAAACTTCTCTCCGCCTTGTGCGTGTGACTTGCCTTGTACCATACCTCCATTAGCAAACTTTTCTAACAAACCACCATCAGCAAATTTTTGTGATGCAATTACTGCAATTTGTGCGGCAGTCATAGCAGCTACAATAGGTGAAAAAACAAATTGAAGTGGAAACCCTACATTTGCTGCCGTTTGTGTCATAGCTAACGCACCATTTACAATAGCCTGTGCAATATCTAATCTTTTCTTTCTTTCAAATGCTTTTCTTTGTACTTGCTCTACTTGTTTTTCATATTGTTCTTCAGTTATAACTCCTGCTTCTTTTCTTTCTTCTAACAGTTTTTGTTCTCTCCTTGAACGATTTTGTGCATTATTACCAATTATTGTAAATATACTGTCAGAAAAAGTTTGGAACATTTGTAATTGTTCTTGTGCTTTTTCTACTTGTCCTTTAAAATATTCATCACTTAACGCAACTTGATTTTCTTCTAATTGTTTTTGATTTTCTATAAAAGCTTTATTATATTCTTCAAAAGTCATTGGAGTAGTCGCTGTACTTTCTCTTACTCTACCTAGTTCATTTAGCCTGTCAATTTCTGCTTGTATTGCGTCAATTTTTCTATGTCTTGCAGCAATTTCTAAATCTGTAGTCCCTGGCATTTTCTGAGCTATTTCTAACTCTTGTTTTTTAATATTTAATAAATCATTTTTTAATCTTTTTTCTTCTTTATCAGCTTCTTCTCTTGATTTTTGTATATCTTTTTCTTGTTGTATTTTAACTCCTAAAGTATATATTTCGTCAGTTAAATCTTTGACTCTATTTTCTGCTGCTTTTCTTTCAAACTCATCAGTAATTCTTTTCATTAGTAAGCTTTCTTCAAGGTCATATCTTTCTACTTTTCTAAGTCTTATGCCTTCTTTTAAAGCTTTTATGTTTTCATCAGAAACTAATTTAGTATGTGCTAATTCTTTAAGTGATAAGTCTAAAAAATCTTGTTTGCTTTCATTTAATTTATCTTGAGCTTTTACCAAATCATCTGTTCCTGTTACGTTTTCATATAATTTTAAAGCTAAATCTCCTAAAACAACAACAAGTAGCCCAAGACCTGTACGAGCCAATAAACTTGTTATAGACCCTTTTAGGGTTCGCATACTAACAATAAGTCTTTTTGTTGCAAAATCTGCCTTACCTGTAGCTAAAGCAAGAGCTACTTTTGCTATTCTTAAAGCTTTAGTAAATACAATAGAAGTTTTCATAGCTATATATCCTGCAACAAAAGCTTTTGTAAGAAGTGAAACGCCTTTTATTAAAAATGTTATTACTTTACTGTATTTAGATAAAATATTACCTAAAGTTGCTAGTCTTTCACCTGTTTTTTGTAAGCCTGCGGCAAAATCTTCCATTACAGCTATAGAAAGGCCTTGTAGTGCAGATTTGAATTTTAGAAAAGCACCCTGTAAGGTATTACCCACAATGTCAGCCATTCTTTGAGCTTCTCCTGATGAGCCTTTTAAATTGTTTCTGTATTCTGTTAAAATATTAGAACCTGCTAACATAATTTCAAAAGCAGCAGCCTGTCTTAAATCTACCACTTCTAAAACATCAGCCATACTTCCTCCTTCCTCTCTAAATTCTTTCATAGCAGGAATAAGCTCATCTAAAGAATGAATTGTTCTTCCAAATGATTTTACTAAATCAGAAGAAGGGTCTTGCATTTTAAGTAAAATATTTCTTAAAGATGTACCCGCAATAGAAGCTTCAATACCTGCATCAGCTAATTTTGCCATTATAGTTGTAGTATCTTCTATAGAAAATCCTGCTGCCTTAGCAATAGGGGCAACTTTAGTCATAGAAGTTTGAAACTTTTCTATGTCAAGTGCAGATGTTGCAAAAGATACAGCCATAACATCTACAACTCTTTGTGTGTCAGAAGCATCTAAACCAAAACCTCTAATAGCAGAAGCAGCCACAGTAGCACTTCTAGCTAAATCACTACCTGTAGCAGTAGCTAATGCAAGAGTAGCTTCTTGTGCGTTCATTATTTCGTCTGCACTAAAACCTAACTTTGAAAAATTTAATTGTAATTGACCAACTTGTTCTGCTGTAAAGAAAGTTGTTCTACCTAATTCTTTAGCAGAATCGTTTAATGCAATAAATTCTTTTTCTGTAGCTCCTGAAATAGCATTTACTTTTGCCATTACAAACTCAAACTCAGTAAAGGTTGTAACTATAGAAGAAACAACTCTATTAACAGTTCTAAAAGCAGTTACTATAACTCCAATAGCCGCAGCTCCTTTTATAATTTGCTTAGCCATACCATTAGATGACTTAGTAACTTTTTTTGTATTATCGTTAGAATCTCTTAAGTCTTTATTAAGTTTTCTTAACTCAGCAGATTTATGTTTTACGCCTGTTGCTGTTTCACTATATTGCTTTGCCGCTTTTTTGCCTAATTTAACTCCACCTGCAGTCAATTCTTCTGTAGCCTTCATTTCGGCTCTCATCTCTTTTAGTTCCTTTTTTAACTTTGAAACTTTTTCTATGTTTTTAATCTCAACCTCTATTGCTACTTTTTTGTTTAATGCCATATTATGCTATTGTTAATTGTATTACTTTGCCTGTAAAAACCGTTCCTATTTCTGCCTCTATTGATTTATATATATCATCTTCTATTGCCGATATTACTCCTGAGCTTTCTGCTTTTGCAAAAGCATAACCTATAAAATTATATCTTCTAGGGGCAACTAATTTCCCTCCTTCTGTATAATATTCATTACTTAATTGTCTTACTACTGCTTCTGCAAATCTTGCTTCATCTAAAGAATTGCTAAATGTTATGCCTTTTTGTACCGCCCAAGCTTTTATATCATCTTCTTCTACTTTAACCCCATTAGTATCTCCTTCATTTACTAAGTTCATATAACTTACATCAGAAACAATATCTAAAAACAAACTTCCAAAAAATTCGTTAATTTCTATTTTAAAAGATTCATACAGAGTTCTTGAAGCAATATGCTCTTGTTCTTCAAGCTCGTCTTGTAAAGATTTTATAAAAAACTTTCCTGCTCTTGTAAGCCCTTGAACTATTTTAGGATAATCTTCTTTAGCCATATTATTCGTCGTCCTCTATTATATTATTTACA